CGAAGCGGGTAGCTAGAAAGGTCGGATCGGGGGTAGGCACTGGTGTTGGAATAGCTAAGANTCTAAAGAGAAAGGGGGTCACAGGTTTTGTTGCAGGAAAGGACGCATTAGGAAGAGCTTACAGGAGTGGAGAAAAGGGTTTAGGCCCGGGTGCTACTTCATTCGCTCAGCGCGATGCCGCTAAGGAGAAGGACCCTGCTGGCTATACAGCATCGAGGGATAGGGCAGCGGGCGATTCGCAAGAGGACCGTATTAAGTCAATGCGAAGATCGTCGGCCAGCACGCGGGGTGCTCGCACGAGACAGGCGAATCAAAAAGAGGAAGAAAGGGAAAACCTTGCTGCAATAGCCAGAAGAGCCGCTGAGACCGAGGCAGCGAAGTCGCGGGAAGACAGCGGATTTTCAGGTTCCAATCGGTTGTCTTTATTGCTCGCGCAGCGGAGGGTTGCTAGAGGTGGACGACTTCCACGCCAAGGGGGGTCGGGGCCAATCTCCTACACTGGAACTCAGTCTGATACTAGGCGAGGCTCAGCTTCCCTTAGCCCGAAAGATTTGCAGAGAGCGACGGCAACTCGTCGCCTGATAAAGCAGCAACAGGATAAACTAAATGCTGGGTATTCTCCTGGCCTCAGCGACTTGATAAAGCAGACTAATGAAGTCACGCTAGATGTGTCTAAGCCAAAGAAGCGTTCTCGTTTTGAGATCATCCATGGGGTGTTCAGGTCGCGCAAACGAGCGGCGGACAACCCGGCGCAGGCGAAGCCGAGCGACTGGACGAATTCCGGTGAACGCAAGAAGCCGAAGACGCCGCAGGATACTACGGCAAAGCCAAAGGGCAAGACGGCAAAGGCAAAGGCAGAGGCAGAGGCAAATTTCAAGGCTTTACAAGCCAGGAGTAAGATGAATCCGCCGAGTCGATCAGGAGATGATCCCGATCCAACCGTCACCGCTGTAGTTCGTGATCTCGGTGCTCGCGGGGATGTCGGCGATCCATCAGCTTCAATGCATGGAGATAAGGACAAGAAGGACAAGAAGAAATAATTTACATCTTTTTCTCAAATAACCAGTAAATATTATCTAGAGGCTAAGCTTCTACAAATAGGAACCTATGAATAAGAAACTAAAGAATATTGCAAGTCTATTGCCCGAAGGGCTTACGGAAGATACCGTAAAGGAAATTGCAACACTTGTTGATACAATTATCAACGAAACGGTCACCAAAAGGGTGAAGTCTCTCAACACAAAAGTAATTTCATACATTCGTTCTCAAGTGGATGAAATCAAAGAGCAGGCGATTAAGGAGTTGGAGTTGGAAAACGACACCTTCCGCAATGCTCAAATGTTCGAAAATGTCCGAGCCTTGATGTCAACAGAATTGATGCAGGAAGACGAAAATAATGCAGTCCAAATTATGGGACTCAATCAGATGGAACTAGAAGAAGAAAACAATGTTCTTACTAGTGAAGTCAATAAGATCTTGGAAGAGAATACCAAACTTGCTACGGTAGTAAAGGCTTTAACTCAGAAAGTTGAGCGCCTATCGGAAGAAAAGAAGGGTCTTAACCAGAACGTAAAGGGTCTAAAGGCTAATGTAAAATCTTTAGAAGAATCAACTCAGAAACCCTTCAAATCTTCTGAGAGAGCGCACGTTGCTTCTATAAACGGGGGAGACCCAAGAAAGCCAGAAGACCGTGTAAATGTAAGAACTGAACTCCTTTCTGAGGAGTCAATGAGGCTAATGCCTAACTAAGAGGACATTCATGCATAATTTAGGTGGTGCGACTGCACTAGTTGAGAAGTGGGAAAAGGTTCTAGATGGTATCGAGAGCGACTATATTCGTAGATGCACTGCTACTTTGCTTGAAAACCAAGCGAAGGCTATTCTAGCTGAAAGGTTGGATGAAGCTGCGGTGACAACCGCGACTACTACAGTCGGTAAGCTCGGAACCTTCCAGAAGTTTGCTTTCCCGCTAGTTCGTAGGGTTTATCCCGAACTGATTGCCAACAACATTGTTGGTGTTCAGCCGATGTCTGGCCCGGTGAGTCAGATTTTCTACCTTGGTCACTCGCGTCACAGTAATACGACTGCACAAAATATCTATAGTAAGCACAATCTGACTTATCGTGGTCTGACTAGCGAGAAGATTGGTTCTCGTCCTTCATTGGGTGTAACTGGTGGTCCTAAGGAAGGAACGGGGCAGTTTGATAATGGGACTGCTAACGGTGGTTTTGATTTCAATGATGCCACGACCGTAACTGGAACTATCGACCTTAGCTCATTCTTGGAAGTTAGTGCTGGTGCAGCGTCTACTACCTTTGGTGGTAAGATCGCTGGCTGGCCTGATCCAACAACCATTACTGGTTGGTCTGTATCTGGTGGTGAGCGTCTTGCGTCCACTGCGATTCCTGAGATCAGCTTCCAAATCCAGCAGCAAGCAGTTGTTGCTAAGACTCGTAAGATGCGTGCTCTGTGGACCCTTGAAGCTTCACAGGATCTAAAGGCGTATCACAACTTGGACTTGGAGCGCGAACTGACAGAACTTCTAAGTAAGGAGCTTACTTTGGAAATTGATCGTGAGCTTCTAGAAGACATTCGTATGCTTGCATATAACCCAAGTGGTTTGTCTCTTGGCGTCACTGGCGGTGCGGGTGGTTGGTATCAGAATTCTCTGGACAACGCTAACCCGAATGCATTCGGTCAGACCGGGGGTAAGGACCCTAATGGAATTACTGGATTTGTTCCATCGGCGTTTAATTATGATTTCACGGGTATCCCAAATACTAACAACCCCGGTTCAAACGTGTTCGTTATCGACCTGACAACGTCTGCCTTTACAACTGGCATGGCTGCTCAGCACATGGGTCACAGGTATGCTAACCTGCTAGCTATGCTGAACTTGGTAAGCCAGGATATTTACAGGACTACTCACCGTGGACCTGGAACTGTTCTAATTACTTCTCCAATTGTTGGAGCGATGTTGGAGAGTGCAGCTAAGCTTGAAGGTGGTGTAAACTCTTCTGATCGTCCTACCAATATGGGAACGACAATTGCCTATAAGGGTAAGTTCGCTGGCAAGTATGACTTGTATATCGATCCGCTCTGGCCTGAGGATGAGATCCTTGTGGCTTATAAGGGTGCTAACGCTATGGATGCTGGATTTGTTTACAGTCCATATATCCCATTGCAACAGCTTCCTACAATCACTGACCCTGAGAGCTTCCAGCCAAGGAAGGGTATCCTTACTCGTTACGGTAAGGCTGCTATCGCCCCTGCGAGTAGGTTCTACAGAGTTATCAGAATCGTTGGAGTGAGCGATAACTGGATGATCGATCCGATGAGCCGTGTAACGCATCATGGTGCTAACGCTATAGGCGCATACACCTAGGCCAACCTAGGGTAACATAAGAAGAGGCTAGGAGCCCAAAGCTCCTGGCCTTTTCTGTTTGTATGGGGCTATATAATTGTATGGTAACTTACATAAATACTCATCTAAATGCAGTGCATATATTTGTAGATGGAAGTCTTAGAAAGATAGAATCGGGAGAACAGTTCGAATCAAAATCTCCAATTGGATATGATTGTATCAAGCCTGTATTTGAAACACCCAAATCAAAGAGGAAGATAAAGAATGACAATAGCACCGCCAAAACCAAGAATAACCCCGTTCGGTAGTTCGTTTGGAGCTTTCGGGGGTATTGAGCTTACAGCTTATGATGCCTCAGGAGGTATTCTTACAGACAGACTAAACAAGAACGAGATGACTGATGTTGTTGAGTTCAATAAGTTTGAAAAAATTATTTACGATTTTGTTTTAGCTAGATTGGGGCATCCCATTATTAGGGTGGAGCTTACCCCATTTCAAATAAAGACTGCAATTGATGAAGCTTCTTCTCAGATATCTTATCACGCTCCTATTTGGGCTAGGAATTACGCAGTATTTGATGCATCAGCAGGAATCAATCTGTATGAACTTCCTCTGTTTATTGCTCAAAATCTGGAATATGTGATCTACAAGAAGACTCTGTTATCTATTCAATCACAGGCAGGAACTCTTGAGTTCGACTTCTTTATCAAGTATTTCCAAGATAACCACTTGTTCTCAGATTTCTCTGTGGGTGAGTTCTTCTTGCTTCAACAGCACTTGGAAATGATGCGGAAGATTCTAAGCCAGGAAGGAACCTGGGACCTTATCAACGGTAGATTCTTACAGTTATCCCCAAGTCCTGTGATAACTCCTCAGAAAGTAATTCTAGAGTATAGAGCTATTGATACAGGCACAATCCATCCAGCCTATATCAATTGGATTCAAAGATATGCACTGGCTATCTGTAAAGGTATATTAGGATTGCATCGTGGAAAGTTTGCTAATTTACCTTCTCCTGGTGGAGGTGCTACTCTTGATGGACAAGCTCTCAGGGATGAGTCCAGGTTAGAAAAAGAAGAACTAATGGTTGAACTTATAGAGCAGATTGAAGAGCCTCCTTATTTTATGGTATTCTAAATGGCGAAAAAGAATTTTCAAGTAACCACTAAACTTCCTCCCCTTCCAGAGATTACTGAAAGTGAACTTAGCCTTTTTGATCCTGGTAGCAACGATTTAAATATGCTTAATCTTATTGATGAAGAATCTATTAGGTTAGCAGGTTCTAAATTGGAATACTACAAATACTATGCTGGCGAGTATGATCCAGTTTATATGGAAGCTAGAAATAAGCCTATAGATAAAGATCCAGTTATTGTATTTGGACACTATGATCCTACTCCACTTGAGGAGAATCTCTCAGAGTTTGGTATTGAACTAACTAATGATCAGATTTTTGTTTTCAATATGACCTATATTGAGAGGATCATCGGAAGGCGTCCAATAGCTGGAGATGTTATCAAGCCTCGTTTTCAAGAGCAGAGGTATGAAATATTTGAGGTTCAGGAAGACTCTTTTGAAGCCTATGGTATTTATCATCTAAACTGCTTTGCTAGACTACTGCGTGATAACCCTGATGTGCAAGATACCCCTCTAACTAATGTATCGGATGATGATGTCGGAGGCTATAGCAGAGGTAATATCTAATGAGCACTTTCAATCAATCTCTTGGAGACGATCTAAGAGCTAAAAGTAGTATAAATAAACTGCTACAAATTGAAAAACGTGTTCATGATAAGTTAATCAATATGACCACATCTCAAGACTTGATTCTTGAGATCTATCGTGAATTGACTAAGGAATTAGAACACATATTCGATGATCTTTATAGAGTTGACAATGAGAATAAGATTATTCCTATTAAGAGGATTTACGCTAATCCTGAACGAGCAGTAGCTAAGCAGGTTCAAGAAGACAATATTGTTCTTCCTGTGATTAGTATTGAGCAAGACATATCTGATATTGATGCCGTTAGGAGCAGATATAGTCCAGTTCTAGTTCATGATGTAGAATGGAGTGATAAAGATCAAAGAGCTAGGAGAATTCTTTCTTTGAGTCCTACTCCTTTAAATACGACTTTTAAAATCAATATTTGGGCAAAGTATGGAGAAGATCTAGATCAAATATTAGAGCAAATTAGTTTCATGTTCAATCCTAGTTTGAATATTCCTAATAAGTTCAGCAGTGAAACTCAAGCGTTTTTAGTAGAAGAAGTTGATCAAACTAACACTACTTACAGAGATGGAGAAGATCGAATTATTCGTAGAGTAGTTGAAATTCGTATTGAGTCGTATATCCCAAGTCCGAAATTCCTACTAACCTCTACAGGAGAAATTGAATACACTCCCCATATTGAATTGGATATTACTACATTATGACCACAGTGGAAACAATTAGAATTATCATAACTGAGACAATCTCTACTAAAACTATAGATGGATAGTAACACTAAAACTAGTATAAGGCAAAAAGTCTTAGAAATGTCTCGAATTTGGAAAGGGACTAGTGGCGTGCATAAGCAGGCTCTAGCTGCCCTTCTAGGAGTGTTTAGCAATATCTCCTACAGAGACGAAGAAGGTAAGATAATCCCTGTAAAATGTGTTTACGGTGGTCCTGAGAGGACTGTAGCTAGGATAACGACAGAGGATAATATCATCCTTCCAATAATTTCTATTATCAATAGAGCAAGGGAAGGATCTCAGACCAGACGTAAGTTTTCTCCTGTTCTTCAAGAAAATAAGTACTGGAGCCATAGACACCAGAGAGCAGTAAGACTGGTTAGTCTAGCTCCTGTAGCTGTAGATTTCAACTTTGAAGTGAATTTATGGTCTAAATATGTGGCGGATATCAACCAAATCACAGAGCAATGTAGACGCCTTTTCAACCCCGCTTTAACCCTTGAAACTCCTCTAAATAAGCATACTCAAGTATTTCTTTCTAGTGAGGATAACAGTTATCAAACAGTCTTAGGGGATGCTGATGCTCGTATTATGGTAAAGAAACTTAACATCCAAGTTGAATCTTATATTCCTACCCCTATCTTTATGATTACCTCAACAGGCAAGATAGAAGAGTTCCATGGGGAAATAGAGCTTAGGAAGTAAATCGAAATTCTTTGGTCTACGAAGAAATTGTAGTTTTTGACCTAGTTCGTAAGCTACATATAAAGTAGTAAAGAACTACAAGAAGAATACCATGAAGACAATCAAAAATCTGTCTGTCCAAGGATTAGAAGTATACGTCAAAACCCCTAAAGGCCCAGAGACTGTCTGGTTAGAGCCAAGGAAGTCTATTACAATCCCTGAGAACTATGTTAGCTCTCAGATCGAACAACTAGCCATAAGGCGAATGGTAAGAGTATTCTAAGGAGAATTGAATTATGCCTAATTATGTAAGTCCTGGCGTTTTTGTTATTGAGAAGGATATCTCTCAATACGCTCCCACCGTCAACTCCTCAGTTGCTGGCGTGGTTGGGTTTGCTAGTAAGGGTAAGGTGAACAAGGCCACTCTTATTACGAGTCCACAACAGCTAATTGATACTTTTGGTCCTCCACAAGAGGATATCTTTGGACAAGGGTTGGAAGGTGCTCTTGAGATTCTAGAGCAGACTAATAGCCTTTACTATGTAAGAGCAGCAGAATCGGACGCTTCGGCAGCATCTGCTACCGTTGCACTAGGAGCTTGCCCAGCTATTCAGGTATCTGGACTACATCTTGGGGGTGGAGTTAGTGCTGTTTACCTTAGAGTTCAGGTCACTGATAACGCTGGAGTAAACCAATTTACCACTCCAAAGGTATATAATATTCCTTCAGGTACTACTACAGGGTCTCTAAGTAGCCAAGGTGCTGCTCTACAAAAGGTCATCGGAGGCTCGTTAGATTCAGCTAAGGTTGGTGTTCATTATGATTCTACCACCTCAGATACTGGATGGCTAGTTGGTAGTTGGGCTGGGTCAGGTGCTTCTATGACTGTTTCGGCTTACTCTGACCCTACCCTCCTAAACTCATTGAAAGTGCTAAGACAAATGGATGAGTATGGAGGAGTGTCAGGTAACGATGTAACTGGTGGCTTTTCTGAGATGACAGCGTATGGTATGTCCCTTAATAGTGGGTCTACTAGTAGCCTTTCATATCAAGTTCAGTCGTTGAACCCAGGAGCAGGATATAATGCAGGGACAAAGACCAATGGTGATACTAGCGGTAACAGTATTGAAGTTAGTAAATTAGGTGGACCTTATACGCTGCTAACTGTAAATGAGGATGGAGTCGCAAAAGAGCAGTTCAAGGTATCACTAGTTTCTAATAAAGACTTTGTTGAGGATAAGATCAATACTGGATCTACTGATAACCTTACCTCTGACACAATTCAGGCATCTCTATTCGCGTCGGGAGGGGATATAGCATCTCCTGTGGCTCTAACCTCATTCCTAACCACCGTATCTGCTATCGGGACTTCGATCGCGCTTCATGGAACTCACGGACAAGCAAACAATGCCACTAGACAAGAAATGCACCCGAGATTCGTAAAAATGCTTGAAGGGACGACAGATATGACAGGGGGTGATAACGGTATCCCAACCAACACAGCCGACCGAGACACCGCTTTAATTGGTGATGCGGCAGTAAATCCTAAGACTGGTATGCAATCTCTAGATGACGAGATCCTAAACATCTCACTAGCAATCGTTCCTGGAATTACTAGCCAGAATACTCAGAACGCTCTGGTTACACTAGCCGAGAAGACACAAGCTTTCCTAGCTGTGGTTTCTCCTCCTTATGCTATTGGAACAGTTCAGAATGCTATCGATTGGACTAACGGGCAGTCTGATACTAGAACTGCTGCAATCAATAGTAATTACGCTGCTGTCTACTGGCCGTGGGTTCAGACTTTTAGCGTGCATGATGGTAAGGATAGATGGTATGATCCTGGAATTTATGGAATCCGTCAAATGGTTCACACTGATGCGGTGGCAGACCCGTGGTTTGCTCCTGCTGGATTCATTAGAGGGCGTTTAACGAAGCCTACTGATGTTGAAGTGAAGCTAAACCAAGGTGACAGGGATTCACTGTATGGTGGTGGAAACGTTATAAATGGTATCGTGAACTTTGTAAGACAGGGGATCACGATCTTTGGACAGAGAACTACACAAAGAAACCCAACAGCACTAGATAGAATTAATGTTAGAAGACTTCTTATTCAGGTAAGAAAGGTTATCCTAGCAGCAACAAGACAGTTCGTATTCGAGCCTAATGATGAATTCACTTGGGCAGCTATTGCGGGTGTTTTGAACCCATTCCTAGATGACATTAAACGAAGGAGAGGTATTGTAGATTTCAATGTTGTATGCGACGAGACTACGAATACTCCTGCCCGTGTTGATAGGAATGAGTTGTGGTGTAAGGTTCTTTTGAAGCCAACCAAGACTGCTGAAATCCTTATATTCGAGGTCAACTTAACAAATCAAAGTGCTCAATTAGGAGGCTAATAAACTAAATGGCATCTCTATTTTATAAAAATGATTTTCGTAAAACCCAGCCCAGTGCGAAGGGGCTACCAGTTATCTCTAGGGATCTGGATTCTGTAAGAGCTTATCAGTTCGAAGTAGAGTTCCAGGGTAGGGGTGTGGACGAAAGAACGTATCGTCTAGCGGCTAAGCAAGTTAGTCCAGCAGGATTCACTGTAGATGATATTGAAGCTCACAGGGTCAATGATAAGGTTTTCTATCCAGGAAAGCCTAGCCCTGAGGAGATTACTGTTACGTTTGATAACCTAATTAGTAATGATGTATCTAAGAAATTGTTTGAGTGGTTTAAGGGAACTTATGATCCTAAGTCTGGATTCCTCGGTGATTCCAAACTCAAGATTAATATGATGTCAATCCTACAGTTGAACCACGATCTAACCCTGCATTCAGAGACTCAGTATTATGGAGTATATCCAAAGTCCTACAAGCCTGCTGAATGGAATTACTCAACTAACGAGTTTCATACTATCGAAGTAACTTTCCGTTACGATTTCATGGATCAAACTGCTAAGAACCGAACTGGTCTTACTTAGGAATAATTTAGTAGTGAAATTCCTATATGCGAATGCTTCCAAATACTAGTAGTAAACCCTAATCAGAAGCACTATGATATATAAGAATGAAAATCTTTTATCAACTGCTTGAAAGCTATGATCTTATTAGGAAAAGAAAATTTAGGATCATAAAGGAAGAGGCTTCCCCAGAAGCTCTAAACAAGGCTACTATAGCACAGAATCAAGCAGCCAACGGATCTTACGGAGATCCCGTTAGAACTGTTGGGGCGAGTAAGAACGGTATTCCTGTTGATGTATACACTAGCGAGCAAGGTCGTGCAATGTATATGATTAACAGAGGCAGTAATAAGGATATCGCATCCTATTGGGATCAATTCGTTAGTTTCTTTGAGGAGGGTGGGGGTAAGAAAGCAGCGGATACTACTAAGCCCGTGCTTGACCCGATCATCGCCAATCCAGCGGGTAAAGCATTTGCAGAAAGTGAAGCTCATGCTTTCAAAGGTCTTGAGGAATTAGCCCTCGAAATTGATAAGGAGGCGAACAGTCTCTGGGACGCTCTTGAAGAGTTACTAGAGACTCCTGAAGAGATGATTAAATGGCTCGACAGTCGAAATATTGGAAAGCCTGACAGTGATCTAGAGTTGCGTAAGAGGAAATTTCTAAGCTTTTTTACAGGAACAACTTCCCAATCTCTTGAGAAAAAATTCTCTAACTCTAAAACAATAATTTTAGATAACAATCTATTAAGGGGTGTTGAGGATGTTGATACTTCCTTAATTACGGAAGTCACTAAATCTGTTATAGAATTCATGAAACTCCTCGGACAAAAGGATAAGACTGCGATAGATGAACTTCAACTAGCTGGGTACATATTTATAGATCCTAAAAAGAAGCATGTTTCATTTAGATCAAGGGCTGATGTCGATACGGGTCTAATAATAAATGACGATACAGGATTTTTAAAAGAGTTGTTTAAAACCCTATCCCCAGATTCTGATTGGGCGGCAATGCCAATCACCCTCCCAAGAGGAGATGATCCTTCATTCCGTGGGTCAAATATGGAACAGGTCTTAGAAGGTCTGTCCCTGCTTTATTTGTGTGCGGAACAGAAAGATAAAGGGAACCTGTCTGACGCCCAAATTAAGACCCTTTGTGCGGAGGGTCAAGCCCAACTAAAGTCATTCCAGGGTGAACGAGAGAAAATTATTCAGCATCAAGGGAGTTGGGCTAAGTTACTCCATGATAAAGGAGCGTGGCTACCAAAGGATGAGAATGTTCTGGAAGATATGCTTCGGATCTACTCGAAAGCAGAATTCGAAGATATTTTTAAGGCTATGATAAGGGCATCAAAAGATACTCTGACTATTCGTAGATCAGACCTAATTGTTCAAGTTGCCAGCACTAAAGGTGCAGGCCTAAAAGACGATACTAGAGAAATATATATTGGAGAGGATGGTTGCAAAAGAGCAATAGAAGGTGCTAACCGGCAAGGATTAGCGAACTTTGAGCCAACTAAAATGGTAATTGAACTAGCTTTAGCTAAAAATCCAAACATGCTTAAAGCAGTTATCGACAGTAAATTAGCGAAAAAAGGCGACAACGTTTGTTTGGGTACAGTAAGTCTTAAGAATTATTTATCCCTTGATAAAAGGTATCCTAAGTTTGGGGAAAATTCATCGAATAGAACGGGAGAGTTTCTGGCTGGGTTGGCTGAGGGTGTGTGGTCAACGAAAGATACTCCTGATTCCGGTAGAATAACGAAATTTGGTAATATGATATTCGACAAGCTAAAGATAACAGGGGACACTAACAAGGCGCAATGGTGGAAAGATGCTAATGATTACCAAAAAGAAATACAAAATATTGTGTCCGATGTCGAAGCGTTGGGGACCAACATGCTCGCTGTAGATCAGGCTGGTGATGAAGGTGTAAAAACTAATCCTTTACAAACTACTATTCAAGGACTTGTAAAGAGCCTCAAGAAGAATCACTCTCTACCCGAGCAGTTTGACCTAGAGAGTAATGTAGGAAAAGCCTTAGCAGCCCTAGGGAACAGTGACCTAACAGATACATCACGCAAAGATTTTCCGCAACTGGTGACTAAGGATAAAAAGGCATTAGCAAACTATCTTATCAATGCCAAAAAGGCTCATGATTTAAAAAAGGAACAGGGGAACAAAGTAAAGGGTCCTGCTACTAAACACTTAATTTCAGAAATGTGGTTGATAGGGGGATCTGATAATAATTTCACAATATTTGACACTAGAGGATTATTAGATCAGGAAATGCATTCAGCATATCAAAACGGTTACCTTACTGAAGCACTAGAAGGAGCTTGGAACGGAACCTGGAACATTGAGCCCAAGGGAAGTACCGTGTCTATAGTAGATCCTAAGAGGACTAATGTTAAGCTAAGACTTTCTAGTTCAAATAGATCCGGTGAAGGTTTTCTTAGTAATGTAATAAAGGAAGTCAATATGACAGCAGAATTTGCGAGAGCCTCAGCTAGTAAACCTCTGAAGGGGGCTTCTGCATGGCAAGAGGCTATGGATAGGTTCGTTGGAGCACAACAAAAGCTATTAGAGGACCTTCTAGCTAGGTTTGCGTAAAGAAGTAGTTATCATTGATACTTAGTAGTTCTTCTAGAGGACATATACAATACTCTTTCCATATAAGCTTGTTCTCTATATTAGTTGTGTAAGTATTAGTTCTTACTATTACTATTGTTACTGATCTATCCTGTTTGAATATTATCATAGGCTCTCGATCAGCGGATTTCGCGTCTTTCCCAGCCTGCTCAATAAACTTTTGTAGATTACTGTTGGGCTTGAAAAAGCTAGACAAATTCTCTTTATTGTATCCTTTCTTGCATTCAATTGTAAATCTAAACATTTGAGGAGTAATTAAGTCTCCATGCAATTTCATATGTTCAGGGAGGCGGTGAGTCGAGGCAAATGCCCCTGACCCAGGACTGCGACAAAAATCTTGGGTGTTGAATCTATCATTGAGTAGGCTCGCTATCTTGCGCTCGAATGTGTTGCCCTTGTTTCGACTGTTGAGCCTTTTGGACTTGGTCGGACCTTTTATTTTTGATATGTTGGCTTTGTCTTTCATATGCTTACCTATAATGGATTATAGCGATGACCGCAGAAACAGTTTTAGAATCTGAAAATTCTATCCAATTCGACGTTCGGGATTGGGAGATTAGGATTGAAAATACAAAGAGGAAAAATAGAGTGAAACTAACGTTCAAACTAAGTAAGGAAGAGAGTGCAGGATTTGAAGCTTTTATGACTACAGTAAAACCTGACAAACTCTCAAAAGAAGATTTTGTAAAGGTAATTTTCTTCAATGGAGTCGAAGCTCTTAATAAGGAATTCACAGAGGTTGCTAAGAAATATGCAGAGGAACAGGCGGGCGCACTAGCACTCGACGGTATCGATCCGACAGAAGTGTTGGAGACTGTGACGGGAGTGGAAGAGGAAGCTGAAAAATCTAAAAAGAAAAAGACTTCTAAGAAAGCTAAGGCTAAGAAAAGCGACGAAGACCCAGAATGCTAGTTGAACAAGAAGTTTCTAGTATTGTTGAGCTAAAGTCTGAATACGCTCTCAATAAGGTTCTTCGTAATCAGCGTAAAACGCGAGAGAAGGTATTCATTCTCTTCCACTCTTTATGGGACGAACACTGTCAGAAGCTTGTTCGTGCGATAGATGATAAATACGTAAAGAAGACTAAACTTTACTTTGTAGATAGTTGGTCTTCATCCTATGCTTTTGTGGCCCATGAGAAGATTATGGGCATGATAACGATTACACCAACTCTGGTTACCTTGTCTTTAGATTATCCTAAGGTCGAGGATCGCTTGCCAACTATTTACAGAGTGCTAGATGTTGGATAGCCCCCCGTCTTGATCTCGTAGTAGGCAGTTATTTTTTCGTTGTATTTTCTGTTTTTCACGTAAATGAGTTTTAAATGATTGACAATAATAGTAGTGAAGAAGTTGAAAGCACTTCCTTTACTGGTGTTGAAGTTTCGCAAGGTTTTGAGAATAAGGACAAAGCAATCTTGCTTGGCATCATCCCTAGACACCTTGAATTGGAAAGCATCCATTATATTAGTAATCAAGAGATCGAAAAGCTCCCAAAGTCTGTCGTTAGTATCAGAGGGCGAATTTACTTGCTGCAATATTAGGTGTTCAAACTCCTTGTTGTCTATGTAATTCTTGGTCTTCTTTCTCACAATGTAATTATAGCTAATGTTTGAACCTTATTGTGAGAACGAACACTGTAATGGGTGTTCCGTTCTCAAGAAAACTAAACCTTTTCACGCTCTAATGGATTATGAGGATTGTGAAGAGGCCGATGTTCTTTTCTTGTCAGATTCACTTAAGCAGTCATATGGGGAGACGGTAGCATTTGGTTACCGTGACATGAAGCTTTTGACGGAGATTATCTCCACTTTGGAAGGTGACGCTTCGTTTGAGTTCGCTGCATCTGTAAAATGTCCAGCCTGTAATGATGGGGATCTTAGTGCAAGTGACATGAAGAAGTGTCGGACCCATCTCGGGAACACAATTGATAAGATCAAACCTAAGTTAGTTTATGTATGTGGAAACCTGTCTATGAAAATGCTAATTAGGCAGAGTGGTTTGGGAGGGGTGAACCCCAAAAGGGGCCGCACATTCGATTATGAGAGCCCTGAGGGGCATCTGTGTAAGGTAGTCCCCCTGTTCCATCCTTTCAGCGTAATTCAGGAGCCCAAGAACCGATATCTCTTTGAATTGGATATCAAGAATGCGTTCAACACTCATATTCTAAAGAAGGTGGTTGACACTGATTTTGAGTATGAGGTTTTGGATTCTATTGAACAGTTAAATGATTGGGGACATCTTTACTATGGGTCAGAGGATATCGCTATTGATATTGAGTCTACAGGTCTAGAATTCAAAACGGATCTAATTTATACAATCTCAATATCAAGTTCTCAGGGAACCTTGGTGATCCCTTATATGCACCCTGAAAGAGTTTGGAGGGAAGACCAACTAGACACTATTCGTGAGTTTTTGAAGAGGGTTATGAGTAATACTAATAATGACAAAGCCTTTCATAACGCTGGATTTGATTTGAAGTTTCTAATTCGGGAAGGAATTACTGAGTATAAACGAATCTTCGACACGAAGCTTATGAGCCACTTTGTAGATGAGAACACTCCGAACTCATTGGTTGAATGCACCAATCAATACTTCTCAGATGAGCTTAATTCAATATGCTAACTGTCACTAATTCGGCAACTTTCGATTGGGCTGGACAATCTCTCCATGATTGCGCTAAGGGCAATGCCATGGACAGCTGGTTTACACTAAAGCTCTTACATCTCTATAATGAGAAAATGGAAGATCTTGAAGTGGGTAAGGTTAATAGAGAGATTATCTCCCCGCTAATTCCAATCTTCGCTCAAATGGAGTATGATGGTCTCGACGTAAGCATGGACAACCTCAAATCTGTAGGAGGGAAGCTAGCGAAGAAGAACGTAGCTATGCATGATGAGATGTATAAGCACCCAGCTGTGAAGAAGACTGATAACGTAGCGTCTAACGACGATCAAATTAGAATTCTATTCACTAGGGATGATGGGTTTGAATTGTATCCCCCTGGTCACACAGATGGTGGTGCTCCCTCAGTAGCTAAAGAGCATCTTGACACACTTATCAACCAAATAGAAGAAGAGTTAGAGAAGAGGAAGAAATGAGAAGCTGGAAACAAAGAAACGCGGATAAGAAGCTCAGTGCAGTTCAGATTGGAACTAAGACCACTAAAGAGCTTGAAGCTATCCACACCTATCTCACCGATCTCCTAGATTTTAGAGCGTCTGAAAAGCTGTCTAAGACTTACATCGCGGGAACCAAGTCCTGCATCAAGTTTAACCAAGAGAAGAAGGTATACCCAGTATACAAGTTTGATGGCACTGTGACAGGTAGACTCTCATGTGCGGGATACTCTGTAGGTAAGGATAAGAAGGGAGTTAGCTTCCACACTCTTCCTAAGGGTGAGAATGATGATAACAACATTAGAAGCATCTATACTGCTCCTAAGGGTTGGGCATTCATTACAAGTGATTATGCTGGAATGGAGCTTAGGGTTCTAGCGCATATTGCCAAAGAAGAGCGTATGCAAAAGGCTTTTAAGGATGGCTTGGACCTTCATACGTATTCAGCGTCTATTGCCTTCAATAAGCCTTACGACAAAGTTCCAAAGGATCTGCGACAGATTGCTAAGGCAGTGTCGTTCCTTATTGTGTATGGAGGCACAGCTTTCACCCTATCAAAGAAGCACAATATCTCTCAGAAGAAAGCTGAGGGTATTATCCAGCAATGGTTTGAAGCTTACCCAGCAGTTCCAGTATTCATGGAATTCGTAAATGAATTCATCATGGAGAACGGCTATGCATACTCAGTATTTGGTAGAAGGCGACATCTTGATAACGTAAGGTCTCAGGATGATAAGGTTGTTCGTAGATGCTTGAGACAAGGTCTCAACTTCACCATCCAATCTACAGCTTCTGATATTCTTTTATGTGCTCTTTTGGGTATTGTTAGGGAGTTTAAGAAAAGAGGGCTAAAGGCTAGGATCTGTGCTACAGTGCATGATTCGCTTGAAGCAGTGTGCCCGATCGAGGAATTAGTCGAGGTTGAGGGAATCATGCGGGACTTTATGGTTCGCAACCCTATAATGAGAGAGGTGTTTGGGCTAGAGTTCTCGGTGCCCTTTGAAGTGGATACCATTTGTGGACATAGCTTTGGAGATGGGATTGAATTAGAGGTCGAGGACAAACTAGTAACCAATATGCAAGATGTAATGGAGTATTTGAATGTTACCCAATAGTGAAATCGGTGACGCCGTTAAGAAGATGTTAGTAGAGTCTAAGCTTGGCATGGTAGACATGGAGCTTGTAGAGTATATCTGCACGCTTAGAGAGTCTGGTATGTCTTCTGACGAGTTTAAGGAGTGTCTCACGAAGCTGTTCGTAGAGTATAACAAGGATCAGGTGGATGAATAAGGTATACTGCTTAGATGATGAAATTGGGTTCGTGGAGCTTATCAATAAGCATGAAGACCCAGGCCTAGCCACGGTAAATGCAGCAAGGTGTAGTTATGGAGAAGAATCAACTGAGTTTACAGATAAAGACAGAAAGCTCACAGGGTATCTGTGGAACCATGGTCATACTTCCCCTTTTAGACATGCTTTCTATACGTTTCATTTAGTATCCCCTTTGTTTCTATTCAGGCAAATTTTGAAGTATCAAGTGGGCTCAACTTGGAAGACATTTGAAGTTGGTGGGGAAGAGGTATCCTTAGAGATATTTGACCTATTCTTTGATACAGACTCTGGGACTAGCTGGAATGAATTATCAGGACGATACAAGGAGCTTGAACCTAAATTCTACTTCCCTAGAAAGCTAAGGGCTAATGTTACTCATGGGTCTACTCAGGCGAGTATGGATTTGGATTGGGATGAGGATAAACATTCGGGGTATCTCGCAACTATCCGAGAAAAGTGCGATAGTGATTACAGGTTCTATAAGAATATGCTAAAGGATGGGGTTGCTAAGGAGATCGCTCGTATGACCCTTCCACAGAATGTGTATTCTGAAGCCTACTGGACTATTAGCTTGCACGCTATCTTAAATTTCCTGTCTCAACGACTAAAAAAAGATTCACAACTCGAAATACGTAAATGTGCTGAGGCTGTTTACAGTTTAGTTGAATCAGATTTGGATAAGTTAGGAATTTCTAAAGAGAGCATAGTAGAATGAAAACCCTTGTCATAGGAGATCTCCATTTAAGGGATTTCAAGAACAATCGAAAGTATCTTGAAGATCAGACGAATGCTATAGAAGGGTTGCTGGACACTTATAGTAGTCCTATGGTGGTCTTCCTAGGAGACATCTTCCATTTCAGGAAGCCCTCCGCTAGAGAGTTATTAGCATTCAAGCATATCTTGAATCACATTGAAGGATGTAAGGTAGCTATCCTTAGAGGCAATCATGACAGTGAGACTAAGGGCGATGATGGAGTAACCTCTCTAAGCGTCTTCAAGGGCTACCCAGGTGTTGCAGTGTATACTCATACTGGTAGAGATCCTGTGTTGGGTTACACGTTTATTCCTCATTATGAAGACCAAGAGATTACTAAGCGTTATCTTGCGAAAGTGCCCAAAGGGGATGTTGTGTTTGGGCATTTTGGCTACAAGGGGGCTTACAACTCAGTAGGAGATTACGACAGTGAGATCCCTATAGAATTATTCAAAAATCCTACTATTCTTGGGCACATTCATTATTATAAGCATGTTACTCCTACCCTAATCACATTGGGAACTCCTTTTTCTACTGATTATTTGGAGGCTGGGAGAGGGCACAAAATTCTTTTATGGGGTGAGGGAGAGGTTGCAAACTATGTTTCCCCTGAAAGGGGCATTAGGCATCTTCGGTTTAACTATGAAGAATTAGAAGCTAATACCCAGTTCATCGATGATCCTTCTTGGGATACTTACTTAAGGGTGTATTTCAACGAGTTGACAGATTTCAATGCTTTGTCTCTCAGGAAAGAGATTTTCAAGAAATACAATGTTAGGTGGGTAGATGTAAAGTTCATGCCTCTCATCAATACAGATGAATCAGTGTCCACGCTTGAAATGGGTAAGGATGTATTTGCTATTGATGATACGTTGATTGAGAGATACGTTGATGAGAACACTACGGATATCCCAAAAGAGGATTTGATGGCAGGGTTAGAGGAGCTAAAGGTTGAAGATTAGAAAGGTTAGAATCAAGAACTTTTATAGTGCCCAAAATATTGAACTTGACCTCACTAATCTAAAAGGAATAGTGATGATCGAGGGTGTCAATAAGGATACTGGCGGGAGCAATGGATCGGGTAAGAGCATTCTTCTGGAGGCTATGACATGGGGCTTGTTTGGCAAGTCTATCAGGAAGAGCAATGAAGAAGCTATGGTCAACTTCGATAAAGGTAAGAATTGTGAAGTTGAGATTACTTTGGACAATGGGTTGACGGTGAAAAGAACTCGTAGACCGTCTTCTCTTAGGGTAGAGCAGGCGGGGGAGAACTATACTAAAGATAGTGCCATTCACACCCAGAAGACATTGGACTCTCTTCTAGGGACGGACTATAAGACGTTTATGGCTTCCATCGTGTTTGGTCAGCATTCTAATATAGACTTCCTCTCAGCATCCCAGGATGATAAGCGTCTTATCATAAAGAACTTTTTGAACTTGGAGAATCTTTTTGAGTGGCGAGATAAGATTCGTCCGATCAAGTCTGAGCACGCTTCCAATATCAAAGTGTCTAAAGCTGTTATTGAGTCTTTGTGGGACGGGGTTACAACAGATAAGGTTTCTTTAGAGAAGGGTAAGAAGGGTAAGAAGAAGCCAGGGGTTTCTTTAGAAGATATTTTAGATGCTGAGTCTAAGATTAGAGAAATAAAGAAAGTGATGAGTGGCCTTGGATCACCGTTTGACTTCACTTCTAGAATAAAGAATTGTGAATACTTGATTTCCAAGGGTGTTTACCAAAAGGAGATAAGTTGCCATGCGTGTGGTGGCCCTACTGTAGAAGAACAAACAAAGAAAGACATAAAGGACCAGGAAGCTCGTCTTAGCTTAGCCCAAGATGGTCTAAAGTCTTTAAGAAATAACCTGAAGAGATGTTCAGATGAAATAAAGGAGATAACCCCTAAGATATCCTCAGAGGAGTATTCCAAGAATATTGAATTATACAACCTGTCCACACGAAAATCGGAATTAGAAAAAGCTATTTATGTCAAGAAAGAGGAAATAAAAAGAGTAGAAAAACAACGAATGACGGCCCAGCGTTCCTATGATGTTATGCGGTTCTGGGAGAAGGCTCTCTCTGAGCAGGGTGTTATTCGATTTGTAATCAGGAATATTCTAGACTTCTTCAATGCCAAATGTAATGAGTATCTGTCCCTCCTAACGAATGGTAATTTTCATATCGAATTCAACGAAGAATTGAATGAGAAAATTACCACAAATGGTAAGCATATTCATCATTGTTCCCTAAGTGGTGGTGAGAGAAGGCGTATCAACATTGCAGTAATGTTGTCGTTACAGAGCCTTCTACAGTTCACTGGTAAAGACACTTCTGATCTTCTGTTTTTCGATGAAATAACAGAGAATATGGATGCTGAAGGAACTCAAGGTTTGTATATATTACTTACTGAACTGAAGAAAAAGAACATTATATTTCTCATTACCCATAACGACCAATTGAAATCCTTGCTTGAGAATTCCAGTAAGCTCGTCGTGATCAAGAGGAACGGGACTACTACACTCAAGCAGGAATAAAAATGACACTAAAAGTTTTGGATGGATTACGTTATGACCTATTTGCCGACAAATATCAAGCCCCTGGAGAAAAGAATTGGGGAGACCGTGCTAAAGTAGTAGCGCGGGTAGGGGCTTCGCCAGAGCCTGATGATCAGAAACAGAAGTGGGAAAAGAAGTTCTACGATGTTCTTGGTTCAGCAGATTTTGTCCCTGGTGGAAGGATTTTATATGGTGCTGGTAGAAAGAATGGAATGCAGAATATGCTCAACTGTTATTTCATTCAGCCTGAGGATAATATAGAGTCTATTGCCAAGACAATGGCAGATACTTATAAGATCGGGTGCTCTGGTGGTGGGCTGGGTTACAATTTCAGTAAGATTCGGCCTTTCGGAGATGATATTCAGGATATGAAGAATTCGGCTCCTGGGGCTGTTTCCCTTATGAAGACAATTGATGTCATTGGGAAGGAAATCAAAGCGGGAGGAAATCGTAGAGTAGCTCTCATGGCTGAACTAGAAGTAACTCATCCAGAGTTGTTAAAGTTTCTCACAGTGAAGTTGGATAAGAAAGAACTAAACAATTTCAATATCTCCGTAGCAATTACTGATAGATTTATTGAAGCTTGTGAGAATGATGAGGATTGGTATTTCACTTTCAGTGGACGTAAATATTTCGTATATGATGTTGAAGCAGAAGGAGTTATTCATACAGTTTGTGCGTTGTCTGAAGAGGATGCGAAAGGGAGAGTTCGACAGCATCTACTTGATGATCCATCGACTGTTCTTTTGGTTGTCGAGAAGTCAATAAAGGCTATGGATATTTGGAGAAAGATATGGACTAGCGCAGTGGAGTGTGGGTGTCCTGGGATTTTCAATATTTCTAGAGCTAATTCTTATAATTGTATCAACTATTTTGAATACCTTCCTGGGACAAATCCATGTGGAGAAATTCCTCTTCCGTCATACGGGAATTGTTGTCTGGGTCATGTTAATTTAGATCAAATGCTTTTGGAGGATGAGACTGATGTTGACTGGAATAAATTGGCAGCTACAGTAAAGATTGGGATCAGGTTTCTGGATAATATTCTTTCTGTCAATCATTTCCCTGTAGCTTCTTGTCGGGAGGTTGGTCACAGATCTCGCCGAATAGGACTAGGGGTAATGGGCCTCCATTACATGCTAATCAAGCTGGGGCTAAAATACGGCTCCGAGAGATGCCTGGGGTTCCTTGCCAGACTCTTCGCCACAATTCGTAATGAAGCTTATAAAGCTTCTTCGTATTTGGCTAGGGATAAAGGGTCCTTCCCTGCTTACGATAGGAAGAAGTTCCTTTCCACTGATTTTGCTAAGACTCTTCCTATTACAGTAAGAATGCTTATCAAGGAGCACGGTATTAGGAATGGAGTATCTTTAACTATTGCTCCGACAGGAACAACGGGGGCAACCTTGGGAGTTTCGACAGGAGTAGAGACTATTTTTTCTCCGATGTATTTCCGAAAGTTCAAAAAGGGAAATGCAACTCAAAAGGAGGTAGTGTTTGATCCGCTATTTAGAAAGTTCCTAGATGAAGGCAAAAGTGTAGAAGCTTTTCAGGGGGCATATGATGTTACTCCTCAAGAGCATTTAAAAGTTCAAGGCACGATCCAGAAATACATCGACAACTCGATCAGCAAGACTATAAATCTACCAGAGGATGCTGACTCCGAGGTTCTACTTGAGATTGCCCTGGCGTTTGCACCATATGTAAAAGGTTTAACAGTGTATAGAGCAGGTAGTAAAGGTGCAGAGCCATTGGAAGCAATTCCAACTACAGAAGAGAATATCAAGAAGTATATTGATCAAGATGCTTATACAGTAAAGACTGCTGAGACTGTGAATGATGCAGTATTGTGTTCATTAGATGGAGGTGAGTGTGGTTAGAACAAAGAAAAAGAAAATTCAAGTTGAGCCGTTAGGGCGTCGTGTAGTAGTTCTTCGTAAGGAAAGTTTGGAAGTTACTGAGAGCGGAATTATTATTCCTGATGCTGCTCAAGAAGTTGAATCTGAGGCTACGGTTGTAAGTGTTGGGGAAGATTGTAAATGGCTACAAGTTGGTGATGTAATTCTTCTTCCATATGCTTGTGGGACAGCAATCAATGTCAGAGGGCAAGATGCTGTTGTAGCCTTAGAAGAAGATATTCAAGTTAGAATAAGGGAAGCCTAGTGCCTTTTTACGAGATTCAATGTCATCACTGTGAAATTGAATGGACTGTGCAAAAGTCCATGAATAAGGCTCCCAGTAAAGGTAAGTGTCCTGAGTGTGGAAAGATGGGATACAGAGTTTACGGTAATGCAGGACTCCAATTCAAAGGTGATGATTGGGATACCAACTCTTATAAAAATAAGCGGTTTAGAGAGGAGGGTTGGGATAAGGATACTGCCAATGAGTTTCTAGAGACTGAAATTGAAAACTCTAAGGAAAGAATGAAGACGGGAGGACAGCATTATAAAAAGATGGTAATCTCGGAAGAGGATGCTTTGAAAAATGGTATTGCTGTCAAACGTGTAACGGATGAGAAGGCTAAACATAAAGCAGATGCGGCGTATAAAATGAGAAAACATTTAGATAGAGAGAGAGGTTAATGAATTACGATTTTGTAGAAGATATTCAACGAGGTATACTAAATCTCAGTTTGAAGGATAAAGCCTTTTTTATTGAGGTTATGAACCTCATTAAGTCTGAGTATTTTGAATACCCCCCTCACTCTAAGATGTATCAGAGCATCAGTGAGTTTTATACGCAATACAGGAAGTTGCCTACTCCCGCTGTATTGATGGAGGAAGTGAAGGGCAAGCTCGGTCCAAAAGAAAATTTCTCTGATTACATGGAAGAGATTAACTCGATCTCTGCTATGGATGCTTCTGAAATTACAGACGAAACCTACTACATGAATTTGGTGGAGAAGTTTGCTAAAGAGTCTGCTATGAAAGAAGCAATCATGCAGAGTATTAGTCTAATAGAAGAAGGCAAGGCAGCAGAGGTTAGAGGAGTGGTTGAAAATGCCTTGATGGTGGGCAGAAATGTAGACAATGGGCAGATATATTTCAAGGATGTTCACAATCGTTGGATTAGAGAAATCTCCCAAAAGCATGAACAGAGGTTCCCTACCATCTTCCCGATCTGTAATGCTCATTTGGAGGGAGGAAACTCTCGTGGTGAGTTGTGCATGGCCGTGGCTTGCCCTGGAGTAGGTAAATCTATTTTCCTGGTGAATCAGAGTGTGAAGATTTTGAAGCAGGACAAGAAAGTTTTGTTTGTTTCATTAGAAATGTCCCAAGACAAAATCGCTAAGAGATTTGATTCGGTTATGACCCATATTCCATACAACTCTTTGACGGGACAGAAATCCCAAACAGAGTTGAATGAACGCCATACGATAATCAAGGCTAAGTTTCCTAATGCTGAGCTTGTGATAAAGGAGTTCCCGACAGGCACAATAACCGCTAATAACATTCGTGCCCTCCTTACCCAGCTTGCTCTACACGATGATTTTGTTCCTGATATGATTGCGATTGATTATCTTGAGCTTCTTCTTCCCATTCGTAAGACGGATCAGGAGCATGTAGCACAAATGAGGATTGCCGAGGAAATTAGAGCAATTGGACAGGAATTCAAGATGCTTATCTGGACCGTGACCCAAACTAATCGTGATGGTGAGAGTGTAGAGCTTATTACCAAGCGGGAGATGGGTGGATCGTATGATAAAATCAAACCTGTAGATTGGGCAATCTCTTTGAATCAAACTTCTGAGGAATATGATGAGGGGAGAATGAGAGTTTATATCCTAAAGGCTAGAGATGCGAAACAAAAGTATGTTGTTCCGGTAAATATTGATTATAGAACTCTTATCATGGATACAGGAAATGGCCAGAAAGAAGAAAATTAAATCAGCACTCATTCAAGAGTTAGTTGATAATGATATTTATTCAGTTGATGCTGGCTGGAGAGTTTTCCCTCTAGTATTTGTGCCCGTTCTTTTCAGTGACAAGGGAGAGAGATTAGATGGTCTCACATCATTTTCTCCTTGTTTGATACAAGTTCATGAAGATCAGATAGAAGAAGGCATACGTGAGTCTATAATTCATGAGATGTTCCATGTCATCGCTTCCACGATGGGGCTTGACCCTGACGAGAAGGATGAGTTTGAGACGACTAATGAGTACATAGTCATCCAGCTAAGTAGAGGCTCGATGCTGTTTCAGAGGTTGAATCCCAAGCTTTGGGATATCCTTTTTAGGAACGAAGAAAATGACAAAAGCACAAGCATTACTAAAAAGTCTAGATGATCTAGACTGGAATTCTTACATTGATATAAGTGAAGCTATTTCGTATATTGACGAGTCTAAGTTAAATACAGAGTTGGCAGAGTCTGCACAGAGATACACTTATTGGGGTGGATTGTTGGCATTGGCTAAGAGAAATTTGGAAGATTCAAAGCTAAAATTTGATCAGCATGTGGCTATAATGAGTGAAGAGACTCGCGCAGAGCTTCTTGAAAGCGGTGTGAAAGCCACGGATAAAAAAGTTTTGTCCAAGGTTGAATCATCTCCTATGTATGAAGCTCGTCGAGGTGAAGTCACTGATTCAGAGTTGAAATACAACCTGATGAGAAACCTGTGTGAGGCTCTAAAACAAAGAAAAGACATGTTGATACAGTTGTCAGCTAATAGTAGAAAAGAGACAGATCTCTATACATAAAAGAAAAGAAGAAAGATGGTAAATCTAGAAGAATTGCGTAAGAAGTTAGAAGGCCTTGAAAGCAAGGGCACAGGATTCGGGGAGAACATTTTCCTCAAGTTGGAAGATGGCGACAACATCGTTAGGTTCCTCCCAGGTGCAGATGGAAAGGAATTCGTTGCTGAGACTAAGATCCACCGAGTTCCTGATGCTGAAGGTGGAACAACACAGTTTCACTGCCGTAAGGTTCACGATCAAAAATGTCCGCTTTGTGAGGCATATTTTGGGTTGTGGAAGAAGTTCAATGCTACTGGAAAGCAGCACGAAGAGATTTCAGCCGCAGCTAGGCAGATAAAGCCTCGTGAGCGTTACTATATCAACGTGGTTGATCGCAGCACGGGCGACGTTAAGGTGTTGTCAATAGGGCAAATCATCCTAAAGAAGGTGCTCAAGACGATGACTCAGGTTGATCCTGATACGGGTGAACTTGATTACGGTGATATCACAGATCTGAAAGAGGGTCATGATTTTATTATCAATAAGGTGATGGAAGATAATTGGCCTAAGTATGGGGATTCATCGGTAAGACCGAAGCAAACTCCTGCTGGGAAGCCAAAGGAAGTTGCAGCTTATATGGAAAGTTTGCACGATATTCACGGGATGGTCAAGTTGGAAGACTATGATAAGGTAAAGCAGGCTGCACTGTCTGTATTCCCTTCTCTAGAAGTTGGAAGGCCAGTGGCAGAAACCCCTGACAAGGAAGAAAAGACTTTTGAGGAGAGTCTAGAAACGTAATGAAGAAATTAATTGCAAGTCTTGCACTCATAATGGTGCTGTTTACTAGTTGTAGCCTTTTACAGAGTTTGGTGGGACCAGATAAGGTTCTGACAACTACTGGATCGGTCAAGAAAGGAAGAGAAAATGATGGGCTAACGATTGACCCTTCAAAGTTGTCTGCTCCCGTCCAGAAGTTCTTTGAGAAGAATTACCCAGGTGAGAGCATTGTCCTAATTTCTGCTGATGCAGTAAAGGAAGGGGCAGACGCTATTCCTGTGACTCAGGAAGGACCTGGAGTTTGGGCTTCTTTGTGGTCTTTAGCAGTGAAATTTGGTGGTCAAGTATGGCCTCCACTTCTAGCACTAGAAAGTATTGGACTTGCATTGTTCCGTAGAAAGAGGAAGCACTACGGGGTAGCACTTAAGTCTATTCTTCCTACTAATGGAAAGATTGAAGTAGTGCCTGCACTATCAAGCGTAGCTAGAGCACTTGGATTATCGCACTCTTCGGTGAAAACTGCGGAGATGTTTGAAAAGGAAGAAGAAAAGAGAATGGCTAAAGCATAACAGCGTCGGGGAGAACCGATAGCCGAGCCTCACTCTGAGAAATTGGAGTGGGGCTATTTTCATTTAGGGACTATAATGCTGGTATGAAGGAGAAACTTAGAATACTAGTTTTTAACCCCAATAAGGGCGGCTGTGCATACTACCGAGCTTTGATGCCTATGGCAAAATTAATGGAGCTTTATCCAGATGAAATTGAAGTTAGATTTGATGAGAATCCCCTTGGTATCAAAGTTAGTGCCGAAGAGATGGAGAAAGCTAAGAAAGATTGGATTGAGTCCAAGGGTTTAGAGTATACTCCAGATATGGACCCTTCTCATTATGCTGATGCTCCCCCCTCTCTTACTTGGAGAGATAATTTCAATTTCAAGAATATGAAATGGGCTGATATTATAATGATCAGCAATATTTCTAACTTTGGTGGACAGTATATGACTAGAGTTATCGGTAAGGCTCATGAGTTTGGTAAATTTGTCCATTTCGACACTGATGATCTTTTAACAGATTTGTATGATTCTCATAGGCTATATGATACTTACAAAGATAGACAATTAGGAGAAATCACCCAATTTGCTTATTCTAAGTCTCATCTAGTTACAGTAACACAACATAAATTTGCTGCTAGGATAAAGCCTCACTGTAAAGCTATGTTGGGAGTTGTTAGAAATGCGATAGATTATAATCTTTCTTCTTGGAATGCAGATAGGAAGAATTACCCTTGTCATAAGAAAGTTATAAGAATAGGCTGGGCAGGAGGCATTCACCACATCCCAGACGTTAGGGTGTTCGCTGGGGTGCCAAGACTGGTGAACCAAATGGTGGGGGCTGAGAGGGTCAGATGGGACTTCTACGGGCATCCACCACCATCAGATGACCCTGAGGCAGTATGGCAAGTCGAGGTTTGGAGGGACTACAAAAACCAGCTTTTGAAGGGATTCAAAGGACATAAAAATTGGCAGATTCACTATGCCCTCAATCCAAATGATTACGGAACGATATTCGCTAATATGGATATTTCAATTGCTCCTTTGGCTATGAATGCTTTCAATGATTCCAAGAGTGACATTAAAGTTGCTGAATGTGGAAGGTATGAAGTGCCTCTTGTAGCATCTGATGTAGGGTGCTACAGTGATACCATAAAGAATGGAAAGACAGGCTATCTGCTCCCAGCAGGGGCATCTTCGATGCAGTGGGCTAAGGTTTTAGCTAAGTTAGTGAGAGATAAATCTCATGTAAAACAAATGGGAGTAAACCTCAAGAAGATCACCGATGAACACTATGATATCAATAGCGTTGTGAGAGATCGTCTCAACATTTATTACAAGTGTTTTGATGATTGTGGATTTGACCCTCGTAACTTTCGCAAGTATGAAGAAGAACTAAAGGACATGCCTGATGACCCACAAAGTTAAAATTGTAACTGGATATTCTAACCCTGGAGGCTCTACTGTAGCCTTTTTGAGACTTACAAACCTATTTAATAAAAAAGGTTATGATTGCACTTTGTATGGGCCTCATGAGTGGCATTTGAAGCAATGTAAGGGCGACGTTATCNCTAATTTNACCATTGATGGGGAGACCACTCTAATTTCTCATTTTGTTTCTATTAGTAGGGATATGTTGTGTAAGAAGCATATCCTAGCTTGTCATGAAACTGGTGTATTCAATATGCGAAGAGGGGTAGAGAATGAAGTTGATCTCAAGAATTATGATAATATTGTATTCGTGTCAAAGTCTCAACAGGAGTGGCAGGAGAACCCAGAAGGCTCCATTGTAATCCCTAATATTGTTTGCGATATAGTTCCTACTAAAAGTAAGTTTAACCCCAAGGTAGCTGCGGTCATTGGTAGTATTGACGCTCATAAGCAGACACATATCTCTATTGAGAGGGCCTTGAAAGACGGATTCGAGCATATAGACATTTTTGGAGATGTCACAGATCCTGATTACTTTAGGGCTAAGATTCAGCCCCACCTAAGTCGAAATGTTCGGTATGTAGGATTTTGTGACAACAAGCAAGCCATGTATGAAGGACTAACTGCGGTGTATCATTCCTCTCTGAGAGAGACATACAACTTCGTGCAGTTCGAATGTGAACTAGCTGGAGTGAAATACTATCCTCTTGAGTCCACTATGAATGATGCTGAAATGTGGTCGGAAGATAGAATCTTTGAAGCATGGGATAAGATCCTGTGAAAGTTTACATCAGGAAGCATTTCTATGGTGCTTGAGGTAAAGTAATGATTAGGATACTTACTACAAGCTTCAATGGAGAAAACTGGATAAAGAATTGTATAGATTCGTTGAAGGCTCAGACCCTTGAAGATTGGAGATGTTACATAACCGACGATCTCTCTACTGATAACTCGGTGAGCAAGATCAAGGATCTAATTGAAGGTGATGATAGGTTTACTCTTGTGGAGAACACTAAGAAGCTTTACCAAGTAGGAAACTATGAGAACCTGATCAGATCTGGGGATTTTGGGTTTGATGACGAAGATATTTGCATTGAAGTTGATGGAGATGATTGGTTGGCCCACAAGACCGTTCTAGCAGACACCAAGAAGGTATACGAGACTACTAAGTGTTGGATGACCTATGGATACCCAATGTATACCACAAGGCAGAGACACCCTAGTTGCTACCCAGGAGCTAAGAACCTCAGGTCAACAGCGGCATTCTCCCTCTCCCATTTAAGGTCGTGGAAGGCTTTTCTTTGGAGGGGTATCAAGCATGAAGACTTGCTAGTTGATGGAAATTATCCTTTGGCAGGAGGGGACTCCTATTTTATGATCCCTATGGCAGAGATGTCAGGTGATGATAGGGTGGCCTTTATTGATGATGTTAACTATATCTACAATTTTCATAACCCTCTGAATGATTGCAAGATGGACGTTAAACTACAACATGGGCTAGCCGACTTGGCTAGACTCAGGACCCCCTACCAATTACTAAACCCATGATTAGCTTTGTTGATGGATACTATGGGTGGCTTGGAAATCAAATGTTCCAATATGCTGCGGTGTATGCACTAAGTTTACGAGCAGGAACAACCTGTGCTTTCCCTGAAAACACACCCAACTTACACAAAGTATTTAATCTTTCTGCGAAAACAAAGTCTGACCCTGCGCCCATCTATTATGAGGCCCTTAGCCCCAACAATTTTTCTTATTCTCCGTTGCCCGTTAAGGATGATGTAAAGTTACATGGATACTTCCAATCTGAAAAGTATTTTGCTGATTATGCCAATGAGATAAAAGAAGAGTTCAACTTTAGAAAAGAGATAAAAGCTCCTCCGACCAGCACGGTGAGCGTCCATGTTAGAAGAGGGGATTACTTAAATTTTTCAGACTATCACCCCCCCTGTACTTTGGAGTATTACGAGAGGGCCATGCGTAAATTTGATGGATGTAGCTTCCTTATTTTTTCTGATGATAAGCAATGGTGCTTGGAGAACTTTACTAAAGAAAATTGCAAAATATCACTTAACTCAGATTCTATCGAGGATTTACAGCTAATGAGTTTGTGCGATCATCATATTATGGCTAATAGCTCTTTTAGTTGGTGGGGTTCTTGGTTAGGGGGGAATAAGGATAAGACTGTGGTAGCTCCCAAAGAGTGGTTTGGTCCCGCTAAAAAGGGATATAGTACTAGAGATTTATATTGTAAGAGTTGGATAATTCTATGAAGCCTATATTGTCCAGCCAGGATGTTTCTAATCATTTTAGAGATAGAGAACAGAGAGTTGGCATCGCTATTGATTCGTTTAAAGTTGATGATACCTCAGACATAAAGGTTTTCATACAGGTTGAGCCCCCATCGGTTAAGGATACTAGATCCTTAATTATTGCTAACCAGCAGTTCTTTGATCTTATCCTAGCTTGGCATCCTGATATTTTAGATAATTGTCCCAACGCTAAAAAGTTTATTTACGGAACTTGCTGGATAGAGAACCCCTCTGAGTGTTGGAAGAATAAGAAAGATGAGGTATCGTTTTTAACCAGCAATAAATCCTGGGCACCAGGACACCAACTCAGGCAAGCTGTGTATGAGTACTTAAAGGATAAGGAGGAGATAAATAACTTTTCTGTTAGAAGTATTAGAACTCCTCCAAGAATTGACAGCAAGGAGGTGATATTTAAAAACGCTAAGTATTCGATTATTATTGAAAATGAAGTTGCGCCTAATTGGATTACAGAA